TTCGCGCTGAAGTGGAAATTCCCGTCAGTATGAGCGTCGGGGCCTCAGTGGAGACATTGCCCTAAATGGCGAGTTACGTTCAGTCGAACTATAACTCCGGCAACCCCACGGCCTCCTTGGGCGTGACGCTCTCCACGAACGTCTCGGTGGGCGATCTCGTCGTGGCTAGTTACCGGACAGGCAACAGCATCACCGGCATTTCCGATAATCTGGGCAACACCTGGAATGCCCTGACCCACGATGTTTCTACGTTCGGCTCCTACTGGTGCATCGTGACATCGGGCGGGGCGATGACCGTCACGATCACGCAATCCAGCGGGCGAGCGGGCCTGTCGCTCCATCACTATACTGGCGTATCAGGGACGCCGCTGGACCAAGATCCTGCCGTGGCAACCGCGAGCGCCGTCACGACCTCCACGACCAATACCTTTACCACGACCGTCGCAGATGGTGTGGTGGTGGCGTCCGTGGGATTGAGCGCCACGCCGACACCGGAAGCCGATTATGGCGGCGCGAACCTGCAAGGTGACGGGACCGGACGACTCTATACCTGTCATCGGCTTTTTGCCTCGACCTTGACCACGGAGTCTGCAAGCTGGACGCATAGCGTCGCCAACACGCAATGCAAAGCGACGGCGTTCAAGTCGGCGGCAGGCGGAGCGGCGACCAGTCTGATTTATTTATCCGCGCATCCAATCACGCATTTGCTGGTGAGATAAGGAGATCACAATGGGACGTATGTATCAAACGATGACGGCAGCGGTAGCGGTAACGACGGCGATTGATCTTTGGGAAATTCTTGCAGCGACGGCGAAGCCTATTCGTATTCATAGTTGGAGTATCTTCCAGACGACGGACCTCGGTGATGCACAGGAAGAAGTGCTTCGTATTAACGAAGTACGTGGCGTCGGAACGGTAACGAGTGGTTCTGGCGGGTCAAGCCCCACTGTTCATCCGTTGGATGATAATGATGCCGCAACGGGTGCAACGGTCGAAGCTAATAATACAACCCGCATGGCGGTTGGTACCGGCACTTTAGAGACCTTGACGGAGCGTGGATGGAATATCCGTATTCCAATGGAAGTGATTTACACACCAGAAACACGGCCACGGGTGAACCCTGGCGATCGTTGGACGTTGGGGATTGTGGCAGCGCCAGCAGATTCCGTCACGATCAGTACTTCCATCACGTTTGAGGAAATTTAAACATGAGCGTATTTCGCTCACGATTTGAGTTTCAATTATACGTTCGCCGCCATTGGATCGGTACTCTACCTCCTAGCGGTCAAGTCATAGCTGTTGCTCAGGTTGTTGAAACAAATACAGCCCAGGCGATCGCAAAACTAAAGACTAAAGCCGTATCAATTGTAGTTGAGGCCGATCTCTCCCAGCCAATATGGAAATTAAAGACTAGAGCGATAGGGCAACCTATCGAGACAGATACTGCCCAGGCGATCAGCAAGGCAAAGCTCAAGACCCTTGCTCAGGTCGTCGAGACTGATCTTGCACAAACTATCAATGTATTGGGATCGACGATTGTTGGTGTAAGCCAGGTTGTTGAGACTGACACCGCCCAGCCTATAGGAAAGGCAAAGACTAAGGCGGTCGGGCAAGTAACTGAAACCGATACCGCCCAGGGGCTTACGAAAGTAAAAACTAGATCAGTTGCAATGGTGGTGGAGACTGATCTTGCTCAACCGATCACTAGAGGGGGTATTATAGGGGTAGGGCAGATCGTCGAGACTGATCTTGCTCAACCGATTGCAGTAGTTAAGGCTGGGGTTCTCCCTATTGGCGGTGCTGGTGGCCGTAGACGTAAAGCTTGGCCCCTTCCTCCCCCCGCGTTCCCATTAGTGCAGGAAGAAAACAATGAAGTCTTGGCACTGGAAAAATCTAAACCCGTCCCCCATTGGACGGACAGAATCGAAAGGAAACCTCTCACTACGTTCCGTGAGGTTTCCTATATTGCTCCATCTATACAACCCGTAAAGACAAGACATAGTAGGGTACGTCCTCCTCTCCGTAAACCGACCAGTGTTGGTATGCCGATGCCGGTGGTGGATGAAGAGGCCATACGGAGAAAAAGGAGGAGGGCAGAGGAAGAGATGGTTGTTTTGATGTTGGTCATGCAGGGTGAATTGTAGGTATTATTTAACCTTCGGAACTCTTTCCGATAAGGAGGCATCATGGGTGCAGAACTTGAAGCAACAGCAGGGGCGGAATCCAACACCAGTACGGTAGAAATCGCTAAGGAACCTTCCTATACCCCACCGGCTAATGAGCCACAGGGGTTAGTTCCTGAACAACCTCGATCTAAGGATGATACGACGGCACCTAAGGAATCTAAGGTTAAGTTGCCTTCCAGCATCAAGCCCCCAGTTAAATCCGGTCGTTTCCAAGCAAGAATTTCAGATCTGGTAAGCCAGAGGGATACGGTCGAGCGGGAGAACGCTCAATTGCGAGAGCGTTTATCACGTATGGGGGCCATCCCTCGTACGGAATCAGATGAAACTGCACCAGGTGCTACCACAGCAAACCCAAAACCGCCGGCCAGTGATGCTTTAAACCCGGAAGATTTCCCTACTTACGGGGAATACGTTAAAGCGATGGTAGAACAGACTCTTAAGCATAAGGAAGAGTCTGAGCAGAGTATAAAGGCTAAGGCGCAATTCGAAGAGTATCGCAAAGAACGCATCTCGACATTTAATAAAGAGGCTGAGCCGCTAGCTGCTGAATATGGGGATGGGTTTTGGGACGCAATCACTGACCCATCTTTACCCATATCAGAGGCCATGGCCGATGCTGTGTTGGAATTGGACGCCCTCGGCCCATTCACGATGCTGTATTTAGCCGCCCACAAGGATGAAGCGGCTAGGATCTCTAAATTGAACCCCCGTTCAGCGACCATTGCGATCGGTCGATTGGCTGCACAGCTTGATTATGAAATTAAACAGGCTGAGGGGGGAGAGACTATCAGTAATGGTGGGGGAAACGTCACCCCATCAATAGCTCCAAATACCGCACAACCGGCCCCAAGACCTACCCCTGTCCCGTCTATTCGTGGGTCGGCCCCTACCTCGTTGGATAATGCCCCCAACGACAAAGACTCCGTGGAGGAGTGGTTGAGAAAGGAGACTGACCGTCTGAGAAGGCAGAATCCTAATGCTAGGTTTTATGGGGCGCGGTGATTGACAGGGGGCGATAGGGCGTGTTAAACTTATTCAACAATAGGAGGTTGCGATGCTGACTTCTAGGATTGGTGAAGGACAAACAGAAGAGGACCGCATTAAGGCTATCCTGACCACGCAGGGTTCGGTAGCGGCTGTGGCTGGTACGATTCCGGCTGGTGGAACCGGTGCTGCGGCTGGTGGATGGGACACGGCTGGTAATAGAAATACGGCCATCACGACTATGACTGAAGTTATTACGCAGTTCAATGCACTCTTGGTGCAATTGAAAGCTGCAAAGATCATCACTTAGTTTTTTCCTTCGCGGCCCCGTACCGCGCTATAAATACGGCCTTCGGGTAAAACTGCCCCCCGCTAAAGTAGGCAGAACTATCCTAATTCCTGGAGGTTTCAAATGCCCAATACAATCCTGACCCCCACAATGGTCACTCGAAAGGCCCTGATGATTCTTCATCAGAAATTGTCGTTCATTGGTAACATTGAACGTCAATACGACGACTCCTTCGCCAAGGACGGGGCTAAAATTGGCGATACTCTGAAGATCCGCCTCCCTAACAAATACACCACAGCAACGGGGGCTTCCATCACCCCGCAGGATACGGTCGAATCGTCCGTATCCTTGGTAGTCGGTACCCAGCGTCACGTTCCGATGAGTTTCCTCGCTTCAGAACTCACTTTGAGCGTGGATGACTTCTCTGAACGGATTCTCGACCCCGCTATGGCTGTGATTGCGGCTGCAACCGAGGCCGATGCCTTTGCGATGGGATTGGATGTTTATCAACAGGTCGGTACTGCCGGAACGACCCCCTCCGCGCTACTCACTTATCTCCAGGCCATGGCGCGGCTGGATAACTCCCTAGCCCCTAGGACCCAGCGGTGTTTGCAGATGCCCCCGTTGGACGCGGCAACCATCATCGATTCGTTGAAGGGCCTGTTCCAAGATTCTCAAGCGATCTCCAAGCAGTATCGTGAGGGTATCATGGGGCGTACGTCGGGGTTCGATTGGTATACCAATACCCTGACTGGCCGTCTTACCAACGGGAATAAGGTGGCTGCTGTCACCGTTTCCGGTGCTGGTCAGACCGGTGCATCTGTCACCCTCGGTGGATTGGCTGGTGCCGATACCTTCAAGAAGGGTCAGGTCTTCACGATGGCCGGATGTAATGAAGTTCATCCGGAAACCAAAGTAGATACTGGCCGGCTGCAGAAGTTTGTTGTCACCGCTGACGCGACTTCAGCCGGTGCGACACTCGCAGTTTCCATCAGCCCGTCTATTGTGGTGACTGGAGCGTTGCAGAACGTATCCGCGTCCCCCACGAACGGCGGCGCGGTGACGTTCGATGGGACAGCCAGTCTGGTGTACGGACTGACCCTCGCTTTCCAGAAACAGGCATTTGCCATCGCTTTTGCGGACCTATACATGCCGAAGGGTCTGGATTGGGGTGCACGTGAGACGATGGACGGAATCTCGATGCGTTTGATTCGGGATTACGATGTCACGACTGATAAGATCATCACGAGAGCGGATATCCTTTACGGGTACAAGACCATTCGTCCGGAATTGGCTTGTCGCGTAGCCTCGGCCTAGTTCTAATAGGTCGATTTCGAGCGGGGGAGGGGGTGCGGCCCCCTCCCACCCTCGCTAAACGTCACGCCGCGTGAGGCGCAGATGAGTTCTACCATCTCCCGTTCCTACAATCCTCGAAAAGTGTATGCTGAACTTATGAAAGGAAGACCGGATGAACCGGATTCCTGGCAAGCTATTGCTGTATATTCAAAGGAAGAAGAGATAGAATTTAGGGGAAAGGGGTGGAAGCCCTCTAAAGAGTTCATGAACAGTGCGGATCGTGCCAGAAGGAGGGATTTGTAGATGTATGTATATATTGAATACCCGAAATGTCTTTACCAAAAGGACGGGGCTACTCTCGTAGTGGAAAATGCGGAAGAGGAAGAGGGGGCTGCACAATTAGGATGGTTGACTGCTCAACAGTATCACAACCCGACCCCCGTTAATTCCCCACCGGCACCGGAAAAGGAAGCAGCAGAAGAAGAATCTTCCGAAGAGGAAATCCCTGAATCGGATGGGGTTTTGTAAATTATGCAAAAATATGTTGATTCCATTATCAGTAGTTTGGACGGGAGGCCGATTGCCGGTGCGCTGGTACAAGTTAATGTAGCGGGTGGGTCTGCCGCTACTATTTACTCTGATAATGGTATCACCCCACTATCCAATCCGATCTCCACAGAAGCCGATGGGTCTTTCTATTTCTACGCCGCTAATGGAAGATATGATTTAGTTATATCGAAGCCTGGGTTCACATTCGATAATGATGATACATCAGATATATTATTATTTGATGGAACACCAGACGTTAACCCCATCATCAATGGCAATATGGAAATATGGCAGGACGGCACCAGCTTTGCGGCGGTCGCCACCGATACCTATGCCGCAGATCAGTGGGTATGGAAACAGTCTGGGAGTGGGGCGGTGACAATCACGCGCAGCACGAGCGTCCCGACAGTCGCTGAGGCGGGCGTCCTGTTCAATTACTCGCTAGATATAGATGTGACAACCGCTGATGGATCATTGGCCGCTGGCGATTACTATTCAATCTCGACTCGTCTTGAAGGATTCAACTGGCGGCATTTTGCCCAACGCGCTCTCATCCTTAGTTTTTGGGTCTATGCTACGAAAACAGGAGAGCATTCAGTATCGTTTTCCAATAGTGGGAGTGACCGATCATACATCGGGACATACGCCGTAAGTGCGACAAACACATGGGAATATAAAACCGTGACCGTCTCTGCGTCGCCAAGCGCAGGGACGTGGGATTATACCAATGGACTTGGCCTAGCAATTCGATTCAACGTGGGGGCTGGCAGTACGTTTCATTCGACTGCAGGCACCTGGCAGACAGGGAATTATCTTACGACAGCCACATCCGTGAACGATATGGACTCCACGAGTAACTATTTTCGCATGACCGGCGTGAAACTGGAACTCGGCAGCGTGGCGACTCCCTTGCAGCCAGAGGACATTGGCGAGACCTACCGAAGATGCCAACGGTATAAATGCCAGACCTACTCGTATGGCACCGCAGCTGGAGCCTCGCCAGCAACTGCGGGAGCCGTCGCCATGAATTCCAATGGATCATTGTCGGGATCAGCGAAAGCCACGTGGGATTTCCCCGTAGAAATGCGATCTGCGCCGACCCTAACATTATATTCCCCACAAACGGGGGCGTCTGGGAATTGCTATCGGGTCTTAGGGGCGGCGGATGTGGCGGCAGCATCTACCTATGTAGGGACGAGGAGCGCCACGCTGTATAACGACGGCGCGGTCACGGATACCGAAACCATTATTTTCCATGCCGTGGCCTCGGCGCGGTTATAACGAAGAGGGCTACAATGTATAAGCTACGGATTGGTGGCGTTAAGCGGTTGGCAGATGGGGCGTGCATCCCGAACGATCCGAGCAATACGGACTGGCAGAGATATCTAGCATGGGTGGCAGCCGGTAATATGCCGCTGCCCGCCGATCCTCCGCCAGCGTCTCTCGACTTGAGCGACAGTGATAATTTGGAGAAGGCGCTGAAGGCTACGCTGCTTTGTGTGGCGCAGGTGGGTGGGCTGACAGTGCCGCAGATTCGGGCGATGTTCAAGAACAAGTGGGACTCGTTACCTTAAATAGATTAGGAATCTGATATATGGCTATTGTAGGAACACAGGGTACTCCGGTAGTTTCCACGGTCAGGGACTTGATTAATCGGGCATTTCGTTTCATTCACGTGCTGGGGGCCGGTGAGACTCTCACTGTGGATGAAGCTGAAGAAGCCTTCGATGTCCTTAACGGGCTGATCGAACAGGCCAATGTGGATAAATTGTTAGGTTATTATAAAACCGAGATTGTAGTCCCTTGTACGAGCGACAAAGCCGTCTATACCATTGGCCCAGCCTCCACGGTCCCTGACGTGACTGCCCCGCGACCCGTAGAAATCATTAATGGGTATTCTAGGCGCGACGGCATCGATCTCCCAATGTTTATAGGTCACAAAGATGACTACGATGGTATAAGACAAAAGAGCGTCAAATCTGGCGGCTGGACGCAAGTGGCGTGGTATGAACCTACCTGGCCTAAAGGGACATTGACGATTTATCAAGTTCCAGCAGATGGGCGTACTGAACTCCATTTAACGGCTATGGCAGAGATCCCAGTTTTCACAAGTTTGGACGATGGGGTATCTCTTCCCCCCACCTATACTTTTTGGATGGTCTACAAATTAGGGGAACGTTTAAGTCCTGAATACGGGATGGAGTTCACCCAGAAGATGCAAGATATCCTGACAAGTACAGAAGCGACACTGAAGAGGAACAATATCAAGCCCTTCCCTGTGGCCGGTTCTGGATTATCAGGACTTTCTTCTGTGGGTGAGAAGTACAATGTGTATGCAGATAATAGTAGGAAATAGATGACTGACACTATTACACCACAGGGAAGAGGATCTTCATTTATCGGGCAAAAATCCATTTCCATATTTGGGTTGGGTCCTCAACAACGATCCCCCTATGTCTCCACCGTAAATAGAATCAATGCAGTAGTCGAAATGACGGAAAACGGGAGACAGCAGGCTGCGATCTATGGACTACCTGGAATGAGTCAGATCGTTTCAGTAGGAAGTGACCCTCCCCGTGCTTTCTACATGCGTGAGGGTGAGTTAACCATCTATTTCATAGCATTAAATAAATTCAAAAAGTATGTGATCGGGGGGTCCATCACTGAACTTGGAACTATACCTACTTCCGTTGGACCGGCATGGATTTCCGATAACGGTACTCAGCTTTTCGTTAATGATGGAACATCTGCTTATATCTACAATACCTCCACGTTAGTATGGACACAGATTACAGACGTAGACTACCCTACGGGTGCTCGTGGTGGAACTTTTTTGGGCGGGAGATTCTGGGTCTATACGACTTCAGGAGTGAATGCGGGTCGAGTTTATGCTAGCGATCAGTACGCAGGGCTTGCTTGGGACGGATTAAACTTCTTCACCCCCGAAGCAATCCCAGACGGAATTATGGCTGTCGAAAGGTGGTTTAATGATCTGGTCGTATTTGGAAGATCATCGATCGAATGGTGGTCGGCCGTATCAGTTACTTTAGCTGGATCATTAGGATTTCAGCCCGTCACAGGGGCCAATACTGAGGTAGGGTTAGTGGGGGAATTGGCGATCGGTCGTGCCGGTCAAAAGATGATGTTTTTAGGTAGATCTAAAGGACAAGCAGGAGTTTATGAAATCGCCAATTACGCCGCAAAACCAGTAAGCAATCCAGCTATCGACGATGATATATCCAAGCGCGTAGGACATGCCACATGTGTTGCCACCGGCTTTATGGTCGGGAATCACCCAATAATTCAATTTTCTTTCAGAGGTTCAACTGTACTAGATTCGATTACCTGGGCGATCGACGTATCTAATGGGTTATGGTGTAAGAGGGAAAGTTACCAAAAAGCCTATTACCGTGGGCTTTTTGCGGTTACGACTGTTGAAAGAATTTTCATGTCAGATGCCTTTACTGGGATCATCTATGAAGTTCTAGGAGATGTATATACTGAAGGGTCCGACCCTTTAATATTCGAAATAACTAGTATACATCTTTTGAAAGAAGGGGATATGTTAACGGTGCATTCCCTTCAAGTAGATTGTGAAACGGGGCTTGGAGCACCAGGCAGCAACCCCCAGGCAATTATACAGATCTCTAAAGATGGTGGACACACTTGGAGTAGTGAAGCATGGGTTACTATGATAGGTAAGACTGGTGAATATACAAGGAGAGTGCGTAGAAGGCGCATTGGGGCTGCTAGAGATATTGCCATACGATTCCGGATCACCGATCCAGTTAAACGAGTAGTTACAGGCGCGTACATATTGGCTGAACCAGGACTATCATGAATCATATCGCAACGCCCCCAACTCAAGTTTCTCTTAGTGATAATGAGGGGTTTCCTGGAGCATGGCAGCAATGGTTTTCGATCCTTGAAAGATTATTCAATACTATGCAAGGTACCGGAACCACAGCGCAACGTCCTAACCCAGCCCCGTTTATCGGGTATATGTATTATGATACTACGATAAATAGACCAATATGGGCTAGCACGCTCACTACCTGGCGATATTCAGATGGGACAGCCGCATGAGCACCGATTTAAAAGTCAATACTGAAGTAGTTGCCCAAAGTAAAACTAGGATGGAAATCCTTGCGCTGGAAGAGAAGATCCGCGCAATCTCTATGGAGCAGAATTCGACCCCCAATTGTCCGTTAAAACATCACTTCGCCCCAGGATCTTACTGTAGGGAGATCTTTATTCCTCAAGGTATGATGGTAATTGGGAAGATCCATAAGCATGCACACATCAACATTTTATCCAAAGGGCATGTGTTAGTTTACACGGAACAGGGACCAGAGGAGTTTGAAGCCCCCCGCACTTGGACGTCCGAGCCTGGTACGAAGCGAGTTGTGTATGCCGTCACTGATGTGGTGTGGAATACCATCCACGTGACTGAAGAGACCGACCTGGAGGCCATAGAGGATTTTGTGATCGCGAAGACTTACGAAGATTATGATGCTTTCAGGAAGCAATTATATATTAATAAAGGTCAAGAGGTAATAAAATGAGTTGGATAGCTACTGGGGTAGGCGTTGCTGGTGCCGTAGGTGGGGGCCTTTTGGCTTCTCAAGGTGCTAAGAAGCAATTGGCAGGAATGCGAGAAGCGGTTGAGTATCAAAAACAAAAAGATAGGGAAACCCAATCTCGGTTTCTACCGTACCAAGAATTCGGAAAAGAAAATATTAACGCGTTCAATAAATGGAATGACCCCAATCTGAACCCCCAATCAGGTTACAGAGACCCTGGTTATGACTGGAGATTCTCCGAGGGCCTTAAGGGATTATACTCCAATGCAGGGGTTAATGGAATGCTGCAGAGTGGAGACACCCTCAGGGCTGCTCAGACGTACGGCCAAGATATGGCATCCCAAGAGTACAAGAACGCCTTTGATAGATGGTTAGGTGAAGGAAAATTCAGGGGCGATATGGTAGGTATGGGACAAAATGCTGTAGCTTGGCAGGGGAATCTAGGTCAGGCAGCAGCCACGAATGTTTCTAACATGGCGGAAAACACTGACTACGGGGCACCAGATCGTGTATGGGCTGATGTGGCTTCAGGGGTGGGTGGAATGGCTGGGAATTCCCTCGCGAAGTATATAAATGCAAGGCCACAGAACCGCGTTCCTGGTGGATCTAATATCTTTAGTCCACAAGGCCCATCGGTGCAACCACGTAATCTCGACGGCTCTGTAATGGTGTATTAGAGGAACTATGGCAAACTATAACAATTTCTCCCCTATCTTAGGTGTAGCTCGTGGTCAGGCGGTTGCTGATAGTATATCCAGGGCTGAAGCGGAAGGGAGAGCACTCCAAGAGCAGTTAGCCCTTAAGAGAGCCGCTGGTCAGATCGGTGAAATGCCTTACTATGCGGGATTCGAAGGGGAACCTGGGGCGCAACGCCCTAATTTTCTGAGGGAGTTATATCAGCAGGGTAATCTTAAAGATGCTATGGCTGTCGAAGGGCTTCTGACATCCACCCTTGGGGTAAATCGAGACATCAAGAAGGCTGGAGAGATCGAGAGGCTCAAAAAAGAAGCGGACGCCAAAGTGTATATGGGCTTGATAGACAGGTTCATGGGCGGTGATGCTTCCGGTGGTGGGGTTAACATGTTTGAAAGGGTAATGGGGGGATCGACCCAAGAAGGACCGATCGTCGCCCAATCCCAGGAAGCACAGGTAACGACTGCTGCCCCCTCTGGAAACGCTCCGGAAGCTCCGTCGATCCCAGGTCCGCAGGGTGGTTATCAAAGACCAATTACTGCCCCCACCCCTCGTTTATCGGGGGAAGAATCTGGGGTTGAATCAAGTTTCGAAGTGACCCCCTATGGACCCAAGTTGGGGTTCAAAAAGATGTCTCCGTTTGAAAAAAAGCTGAAAACGAGCGAAGACGAGACCAGGAGACAGACTGCCCAGACTGGATCGGACGCTGAAAAACGGCAGGCGCTTC